TCATTTACACAACCGCAATTAGGCTAGACCTATGGCTGCTTTTTTATTTCTACTGCTGCTAAACATGATTGAGACAGCTCAAATTATTGGGCTGTCTTTTATTTTGCTTATTTTGACACAACTTATCAATTACCAAGGGAGAGATTTAACAATGGATATTACTACATTTATGCAAGAGGTTAAAGGCGCTGAAGTTGAAGTTAAATTAGAACGCTTTCCAGAGCCGTTCGTAGTTAAAGCTATTTCAGAACGTGAAAATGACCGTTTAAAGAAATCAGCTACTGACAAACGTCGTGTAAAAGGTGGACGCATTGAAAGTGACTTTAACACTGACAAATACACCGACTTATTAGTTGCACAATGTGTGGTTACACCCGACTTGAACAATGCTGAATTACAAGAGTTTTATGGTACGCACGGCGACCCTGCTGAAACACTAAAAGCTATGTTGATGGCCGGCGAGTACTCCCAAATTCAAGAGCAATTGTTAGACATCAACGGCTTCGGTGAAACGGACGACGAGTTGGTAGAAGAAGTAAAAAACTAATGAAAGACCCTGAGACTTCAGGGGAATATTGGTACAGCTATTATGCCTTCCACTCTCACGGACTGTTACCGAGTCAATTCGCGTCGCTACCAAGGCGAGAGCGGGCAATTATTGTAGCGTACATCAAAATCAAGATGGAAAAAGACGAAAAGGCCGCTAAACAGGCCAAAATGAAAAGTAAATCACGTTAGGAGTGAATAGGCATGGCAAATCCATTGGAAGCCTCGCTTAGACTTCGGGACGAGTTTACCAAAGTACTATCCAAAATTGACAATCAACTTCAAAAGACGACAAGCACTATGGAGAACTTTAAGCAGAAAATGAGTGCCCAAAGCAAAGCTTTTAGCACCATTGCTAGTTCTGCTCAAAGCGCAATGGCCAAATTGAATTCAGCCTTCCAAAAAGGCTTCAGCGCAGTTCATAACATGGTCCAGTCGTCGGTACAGCGTATTGTCACGTTGATGGGTAACTTTGGTAACCGTATCAAGTCTGGCTTTAATTTAAATCCACTAATTTCAAAAGTATCGGACACTTTTAGTAAAATCACTTCGACGATTAGATCTAAAGTGAGTGACATTGGAAACTCACTCAAGGACGTTGGAAGCAGAATCGCTAAGACGCTTAAACTCGATAAGGTGTTTAGTGGTATTACTAAAGGACTAGATACGCTTAAAGCTAAAGTAGGCACGACAGTCAGCGCAATCGCATCATCTTTTAGTAATATCTTTAAATCTAAGAGAGTAAAAGCTTTAGATGATATCAATTCGCAGTTGGACAAGTTGGGCCGAAAGAAAGCCAACATTGAGGTAAATGTGGCCAACGCTGAGAACGCTCAAAGGCGCTTAGCAAATTTTGACACGGCTATTTCAAAATTAAATAGTAAAAAAGCTAAAGTCGAAACACAGATTGCTGGTGTTGAGAAAGCAACGTCCCAACTGGCAAGCGTTAACTCTAGTATCGAAAAGCTGAACAGCAAGAAAGCCGAAGTAGAAGCTAAGCTGACTGGTGGCGCGCAAGTAGAAGACGAGTTGGCAGACATCAACTCACAACTTGACAAGTTGGCCAACAAGAAAGCCAGACTTGAAATCAAAGCTGAGTCAGTAGACGTCGAGAAAGCTACTAAGCGACTTGACGACATCAACTCTAAGTTAAACCGGCTAAATTCTACACGAGCTACCTTACAAGTAGAAGCAAACAAAGTTGAGGGCGCACGTAAAAAGTTATCGGAAGTACAGCAAGACATCCACCGCTTAAACCGTGAAAAAGCCTCGCTTCAGCTGAATATCAATCCATTCACAAGAGCTTTGAGCTCGGCTCGTAGTGCTTTTGACAGCTTTAAAAATACCGTTTCAAACGGTATTCGGAACATGGGAACAGCCTTTAGGAACTTTGGCGACAACATGCGCAATTCCTTTAGTCACATGAGTAGTACCGCCGGAAAAGTCCAAAGTGTCTTTGGTGGTATCATGACAGCTTTAGGAGTAACCGCTGCATTAGGTGCAATTAAAAATGGAATCGTCGGGATATCTGAGGAGTTGAACACCAACTCAAAAGCTTGGCAAGTATTCCAAGACAACATGTCAATGCTTGGTAAAGGGCAAGGCGAGATTGACACGGTCAAAAAGAGCTTACAAGAGTTTGCCACACAGACCATTTACAATGCGTCTGACATGGCTAGCACGTATAGCCAAATGGCAGCAATCGGCGTAAAAGATACCGAGAACTTAGTTAAAGGTATGGCCGGTCTTGCCTCATCTGCTGAAGCGCCTGGGCAAGCTATGAAGACCTTGAGTCAGCAAATGACGCAAGCTGTGGCTAAACCAGAGCTACAGTGGATGGACTTCAAACTGATGATGGAACAAGCGCCAGCAGGTATGGCTCAAGTAGCTAAAGAAATGGGCTACAGCTTAGATGACTTCATTATTGCTATCCAAGACAGCGAAATTGCATCAGAGGACTTTGCAGCCGCCGTTGCTAAAGTGGGTACAAATGAAAACTTTAGTAAAATGGCTACCGAATTTAAGACTGTCGGACAGGCTATGGACGGTATGCGTGAAAGCCTGGCCAACAAGTTAGAGCCTGCGTTCTCAGTCTTTAACGAGACTGGTATCAGAGCTGTCGAAGCCTTTACTGGCGCGCTAGACCGTATCAATTTTGACGGACTAGCTGACAAGCTTAAAGCTTTCACAGACACACTTGACTTTGATGCAATAGTTGATGGCTTAGCCGGTTTTGCATCTAAAGCCAAAGCTAAAATCACTGACTTCATGGACGGATTCAAATCAACGGGTGCAATGGACAGCTTCGTTGAAGCACTAGAGTCAGTCTGGGACGCTTTGAAACACGTCGCTGATAACATTGACTTTAAAGCAATTGGAAAAATTGCAGGCGAAGTAGTCGACACGTTCTCTAAAATCACGAAAGCGGTCGGTGACTTCGTTTCTGAAATCGACCCAAATGCAATTGGCAAGATTTCAACTGCTATCGCGGGTCTTGCAGCAGCGTTCATAGCCTTCAAAGCTGTTAAAGGCGTATTCGACATCGGCAAAGGGCTTTTCAATGTTGGCGGTGCCGTTACCCAACTTTTCGGTGACCTTTTCGGAGGAAAGAAAGGGATTAAAACACCAAAAGGCAACCCGCTTGAAGAGGCTATACCAAAAGGCATGAGTGGCAGTGGTGGCCTAGGATTCCTTGACAACTTAGGGAAAACAGCTAACCAGTTTGCTAAAGGTGCGAAAAATATCGCCCTGATCTATGGTGTAATTAAGCTGATTGAAGAATTAGCGGAAGCGCTGAAGCAAGTTAACGACAAGGTACCTGCGGACTTGAGTAGTCTCGGGCCTAAACTTGGTAATATGGCTATCGCCTTAACAGGCATGGGTACATTCGTCGCTGTGGCTGGCCGAATTGCTAGAAACAATTTTGGCAACGCGGTGAAGGGCTTAGCTATGATTGCGGGTATCAGCGCTAACATCATGCTTGCGTCTGAAGCTATGCAACAAGTCGACGCTAAAGTCCCTGAAAACACGGCAAGCTTCACGGCTAAGTTGGCCAACATGGCCATTGCAATTACGGGCATGGGCGCCTTAGTAGGAGTGGCAGGCAAGTTTGCTACTACTAACCCTACTAGTGCGATTACAGGACTAGCGCTTGTGGCAGGTATCTCAGGAGAGCTAATGTTAGCTGCTGAAGCCATGCAACAAGTTAACGATAAGGTCTCAGGCGACATTGGCGGTTTCTCTGCTAAGGTGGCCAACATCGCTATCGGTATCGGTGCAATGACAGGACTTGTCGCTATCGCAGGTCTGTTCGCTTCAGCTAATCCTGTTGGCGCTGTGGCTGGTCTGGCAATGGTTGCCCTACTGTCCGGTGAGCTGATGATTGCAGCTGAAGCCATGCAACAGGTCAATGACAAAGTGACGGACGACATTGCGTCGTTCTCAGCTAAGATTGCTAACGTTTCAATTGGTATCGGCGCTATGGCTGGCCTAATTCAAGTGGTTGGTACGCTAACCGCGCTAAACCCAATCGGCGCTGTGGCAGGACTTGCCACCGTGGCCTTAATAGCAGGAGAGCTTATTTTAGTCGCTGAAGCAATGCAACAGGTCAACGACAAGGTACCTGCCGACACTAAGGCCGTTACCAAGAAGATTGAAGGCATTAAGGACGTCGTCAAAACGATTGCCGACACGTCATTTACTGAAGTCTTAGGCTCTATTGGTGGCGCAATAAGCATGGCCGCTGCGATTGATTCGCTGAACGCTATCGCTGAAATGACCGTACCACTTCAAAGAATTGCGGATGCAGACGTGCCAGTCGAAGCCGTTAAAACGAAGATTAGTCAAATTAAAGATGCCATTGCAGAGCTGTCCATTGATAGCTTTAGTGAGTGGCTAGGTAATTTGGTGGGGTATGAAAGTTTTGACACTGCTATTACAGCTGTTTCAGCACTTCAAGAAGTGGCCAACACCTTAAAATCGCTAAGTGAAATTGAGCTAGATCACGCTTCTGCAAGAGCTATGGTCAACCAGCTAAAACTAACACTTAGAAGCTTAACCCTAGATAGCTTAGGCGATATCTTCGAAAATCTATTGGGTTATGAAGACTTTGGCCAAGCTGTCGCTTCGGTCGATGCTCTAAAACAAGTTGCTACCAAACTGGCCGAGTTGAACGCGGTAGAATTAGATCACGCTTCAGCAAGAGCCACGGTTAACCAATTGAAGCTGACACTTCAAAGTTTGTCAGTGGACAGTTTAGGCGAAGCGATTGATAATCTGCTTGGCTATGACAACTTTGGCTCGGCTGTTGAGTCAGTCAACGCCTTGAAGCAAGTAGCAACTAAGCTGGCCGAATTGGCCACAGTTGAAATTGACCACGCAGCATCAAGAGCTATGGTTAACCAGCTAAAACTAACACTCAGAAGCCTTTCTCGTGAAGGTTTCGGCGAGTTCATTGCGGACCTACTAGGTTATGATGACTTCAGTTCAGCCGTTGACTCGGTTAACGCTTTGAAACAAGTAGCCACTAAACTGGCTGAACTGTCAGCAGTTGAGATTGACCACGCTTCAGCAAGAGCTATGGTTAACCAATTGAAGCTAACCCTTAGAAGCCTTTCCCGTGAAGGCTTCGGCGAGTTCATTGCGGACCTACTAGGTTACGATGACTTCAGCGGAGCGGTTGATTCCGTCAATGCGCTTATCAAAATTGCTAACCAACTCGTGACGCTATCAGCCGTTGAGATTGATTTGAGTGCTGTTCGTACTCGCATTTCGGAAATTAAGTCGGCGATTAGCTCGCTTAACAGTTTCCCTGTGGTGTCGGACAATTCGGAAAGTTATTCTATGGCAAGTACTGCCATCACTAAGCTGACTGAAATCCGTAACCACCTAACCACGCTTGGCGCAGTAGCGCTAGACGTTGGGGCTGTGACGAACACTATCAACAGTATTAAGACTGCTATTGCTCAACTAAACAGCTTGCCAACTGTGGCAGTGGCTAACTTTGGTAGCATTAATGGCTTAATTACAAGCGTGATTAATCTAGCTACCCAAATCAACCGCCTATCCACCAGCACACAAGCATCAGCGACTGGTGTCGTGTCAGCATTTAGCCGTATCGGTCAAAGCGCCAACACAATGAGAAATCAGACGACTACCGCACTTAACGGTATGGTGTTAGCTATCACTGGTAGCATGGCTAGGGCTAGAAGCTCAGCCGTCTCAGGTATGGCAGGCTTCACGTCTGCTATATCAAGCGGTATGGCCCGTTCTGCTTCTATCGCTAGAAGTGGGTCGGCTCAAATTGCTAGCGCATTTAGCGGACTGAGAGGTCAGCTATACAGCGCAGGTCTGTTCGCTATGAGTGGGTTATCGTCGGGTATCAGCGCAGGAGCAGGAGGAGCACTTTCAGCAGCAAGACGTGTGGCCAACTCCGTTTCAAGCACGATCAGAAGTGCTTTGAAAATTCATTCACCGTCTCGTGTGATGATTGCAATTGGTGAGTTCGTGTCTGAAGGTCTAGCTAAAGGTATTACTTCTGCAGGTAAGCTTGTCGACAAAGCTAGCACTAAGCTAGCGGACCTTGCCGTTCCAAGAATGGATGACATCCCTGGCCCTTCAGTTCGAGTGGGCGAAGTGTTGACATCAGGTCTAAACGCCTTTACTGCTCCACAAATGGAGTTGGCAGGGGTGACACGAAATATTACTGATGTCTACGCAGGACAAGGCGACTATGACTGGGATGACACTCAACGGGTGTCTATCGACAGCAGTGAAATTGACGCAATGGACGCAAGCTTGTCTCGTCCTGTAATCATCAAGAACAAGCAAATCACGCCTGAAATCAATTTAACGATTGAAGGTAAGGATGCAGAAGATATCGACACTGATGAAATCATTAGACGCATAGAAGAGATCATTATCGACGCGAATAATGACGACTTAGGATAGAAAGGAAGTATGAGATGACTATCCGATTTTATTTAGATATAGAAGGGAAGCGCTACATGCTTCCTGTAACGCCCGGTAAAATAGAAATGAAACGCTCGTCCAATAACTCGGTAGTAGAAATCGCCAAACTAGGCGAAGTGAACTTAGGAGGCGCCCACGCATTGCTGGGCACTTCTTTTAGTTCTATTTTCCCTGCCGACTATTCGGCGGGCTATATTGAGAAGGGCGCTAAAAAAGAGTCTGCAAGGACATGGATTGACAGGCTAACTAATGCTAAAGCCAATCATGACCGCGTACGACTTATCGTCACGGACACTCGTATCAACTTAGTGACTTTAATTGAGGAGTTCAATTGGGGGCATGACGATACCACAGGTGACGTGTATTACACGTTAGGGTTAAACGAGTTTAAAGAGGTTTCTCCAAAATATAAGAAAACTGTTGCTAAGAAAGTATCGCCACCGCCCCGTCCTGCACCTAAAAATAAGCCAATTACTATTGGTTGTCAGGTCATTGTGAATGGCAGGCTCCACCGCGACTCGTACGGAAGTGGGCCAGGACTGACTGAAAAGAACGCTAGACGGCAGGTCAACTTGATTGCTAAAGGGCGTAAGTATCCTTATCACGTCTGCATGTTGGACGGCACGGGTCGTATCTACTGGCGTGGCTGGGTCACTGCGGGGAGCGTGAAGCGTGTATGATGATTGAGATTTTAGAAACAAGTATCACCAACCGTCAGCAGTACGATATATCAGACTTGTGCAAGGGCACATCATGGTTTACAAGTACTGAGTACCAACCGGGTAAGTTGCAATTTGATTTCCTGGACAATCCAACCGTGTATTTACGTGAAGGCGATGAGGTTGAGATGCGCATAGATGGTCAAAAGATTTTCAAAGGCAAGGTGTTTAAACGCAAACGTAAGCAGGGCGTGAGAGGCTTTTGGTCCATCACTGCTTACGACAAGACTCGGTATCTCAAGAACGAAGACACGCTACTCTTTAATGCAAACTCCGTCACGGAGCGCTTTAAGCGAATCTGTGAAGTGCAAGGTCTACCTTACAAGGTCCTAGACAATGCAACATATAACTGTACAGCAGTCGTTGAAGATAAGCACACGTACTACTCTATGCTAAAAGACGCTATCGAAGAGACGCGAAAAGGGTCCGGTCAACGCTTCGCTTTTTGGGATAACTTCGGCACGCTTGAAATTTTCAATCTAAATCGTCAAATCACTAAACTTGTAATCGGTGATGAGTCCTTAATGACTGACTATGAGTACGAGTTGTCTATTGACGATGCTGCCAACTCGGTGAAAGTTTTAAGAGAGGACAAGGAGAAAGGTAAGCGTGAAATCTATGTTGAAAAAGACAACAAGAACATTGAGAAGTGGGGAAAACTTCAAATCGTCGAAACCGTTTCCGACGCGGACCTAAACACGTCTCAACTCAAACAGCGAAATAGAGAGCTGTTAAAAGAGCATAATAAGCCAACTATTACAACATCAGTCAAAGCGCTTAGCAACCTAGAAATTCGTGCAGGCAAGCTATTTACGTGGCGAAACAGCGACCTAACCCGTGACAACGTCAATGGTGTCAAAATCGGCGATGAAACGCTTGTCTTGGTCACACAGTGTACACATAGTTTTGATGATACGGCAATGATGGACTTAGAGAT